GGAATATATACGAGTTTAACTAGATTGTTTTAAAATTGAGATTAATATGAATACTGATTTAACATTAACTGAAGTTTTCCAAGCATATTACGATTGCCGTAAACATAAACGAAATACATTTAACGCTATCGAATTCGAATACAACTTGGAACGAAACCTAACGCAATTATACGACGAATTGGTAGATGGTTCTTATGAAATTGGCCAATCTATTTGTTTTGTTGTGATTAAACCTAAAGTAAGAGAAGTTTGGGCTTCTAACTTCAGAGATAGAATAGTACATCATATCGTCTATAATAGATATTCTCCAATGTTCTATAGTTCATTCATCCATGATAGTTATGCTTGTATTCCAGAAAAAGGAACATTAAGAGCAGCTGAACGCGTACAACATTTCATCCGATCGGCAACAGAAAATCACACGAAAGAAGCATTCTACTTGAAAGCAGATGTTGCTAACTTTTTCATGTCGATAAACAAATCGATACTAGATATAATCATTACCGAGAAGATAACAGATCCTTATTGGTTGAATTTGACTAGACAAATTCTACACCATAATCCAAGAACGAACGTTCATATTAAAAGTTCTTCGGAATTGATGAATCAAGTTCCGTTCGCAAAGAGTTTGTTTAATACGCCAGTAGGATACGGCTTACCTATTGGGAATCTATCAAGCCAATTCTTTGCGAATGTTTACATGAATGAATTAGACCAATACGCTAAACATAAGCTGAAAGCGAAATATTATGCTAGATATGTTGATGACATTGTTATGATAGATAATGATTGTTCTATACTCAATGCTAAATATGATTATATGAATGAATACGTTTCAACTAAACTAGATTTGAAATTTCACCCGAATAAAAAGGACATTAATAAGGTAGTACATGGAGTTAATTTTGTTGGGTATATTATCAAACCTAGAGTTAAATATATCCGTAGATCAACTATCAATAATGCATATCAAAATGTAAAAAGTTCTATTAACATAAGAGCTTCAGTTAATAGCTATCTTGGTATATTAAGAAATGCGAATTGCTTTAATGAACGCTGTAAACTTACCAATTATCTTTCCGAATACCGGTTTGATAAAAACTTAACCAAAATGGAGACAACACAATGTTAGTAAAATTCACACAAATCGACGCTGGTTTCAAAACACTTTGCACAGAGAAACCAATGGTCAATGGTCCAGCTTTCCCCGAATTGCCAGAACTTCAAGTTGAATTCTGGGATGAATCGAATTACCCGATTCTAACAGATGAAGAAGGCAAATACACAACTGCTCCTATCTTCTGGGGTTCTTGTTCAGATGCTGCTGATACTTCTTTAACAGGCGTTATTGCGGTTCTTACACAAGAAGAATACGATGCTGATAAACTTGCTGAAGCTAAAGCAAGAAAACCTTTCGCGTCTTGGGTATTTGATGAAGCAACTTTAGCTTGGAATTCACCTATCGCTAAACCAGAAGATGGTAAAGATTATCTTTGGGACGAAGCTACCACTTCTTGGGTTGAACAAACTCCTCCGGAAGTTCCTGCTGCTTAATCGTTTTATCCTCGAAACTAAAACCACCACTGTTTAACCGCAGTGGTGGTTTTTTAATGCTAACTAAAAGATAAATACCCAAACAATTGAGGATTATCGATGGACACCATACAACTAGACGTACCACTTTTTATTAGTTCTGAGCAGAAAACCCGACGATCTTCAGTCGTCGGGATGAATGCGAATCATGTTATCCCTGATTCGCTATGTACTTAGCAATAGTTTCAGTGGAAGCATCACCAGTAGAACAAGCAAAATAACCACTTGACCAGAAGACGTGTTGTTTCCAGAAATACCGACTAAGATCGCAATCGATCCAAACTTTCTTGGTGGATACCTGTTTGATCAATCGAACTATTTGAGAAACCGAGACATTTGGCGAGTAATCAATCAACAAATGAATATGATCCTTGTCTACTTCCATTACTTGAATGGCGAATTCCCTAGTTTGTGCATTGATTATAGCAGATTTGATGCTATTTGCAATAGGTATTTGTGCTAATAACTTCCTTCTATATTTCACGCATAGCACGATATGGCATTTCAAACAGAATTTACAGGTCATAAATGCGTCCAAAAACGGGTATTATAAGGATATTTATAGAACTTGTATAAATACAAGTATGAAACAACTAACTGCATTCAAATATCGCATATACCCGACATCAGAACAAGAAATTCTGATTGGGAAGACATTTGGCTGCAAAAGATGGGTGTCCAATCATTTCTTAGCAGAGCAACAAGACCGATTTAAAAACAAGTTAAAACATCTTTCGTGGGTTGACATGAATAATCTGCTTACGCCTTTAAAGAAAGAAGTTGACTTCTTGAAAGAAGTAGATAGTATTGCTCTTCAAAACGCGGCAATTGATTTAGCAGATGCCTATGGAAATTTCTTTGATTCTATTACTGGAAAAAGAAAAGGACCAAAAGTAAATCCACCTAAATTTAAGTCAAAGCATGGACGTCAGTCATATAGAACTAGAAATGTAAAAGTATTAGAAAATGCTCTGTTCATACCAAAATTAAAAGAAGTAAAAGCAGTAATACATAGACCAATACCAGAAGATGCAGTTATCACTTCGACTACAATATCAAGAAATCCAGATGGAAGATATTATGCTTCTATTTTAACAGAAATCGAAATCCCTATACATGACTTCAAAAATCGGGAAGTTGGTTGTGACCTAGGTATCAAAGATATCTTAATTACATCTGACGGACTTAAGTTCAAAAACCCAAATGAGTTGGAACATATCGCGAGAACCAAGCGATTACTAAAACTCAAACAAAAACAGTTCGCAAGAACTAAAAAAGGCAGCAAAAACCACGAGAAACTACGGGTTCAAGTGGCTCGGTTATATTCCAAGATTACCCGTCAACGAAATGACTACTATCATAATATAAGTAGGTATCTCGTTGATAATAATGACGCAATTCATTTAGAAAACTTAGGTGTTAGTAATATGTTGAAAAACAGAAAGCTAAGTCGTGCTATACATGAAGCGGCATGGTCTACACTCAGTGGGATGATTGATTATAAAGCAAAATGGGCAGGTGTTACCTATACCAAGATAAATCGATTCTTCCCAAGTAGTAAGACCTGTTCGTGCTGCGGCCATAAATTGGAATCTTTGGATTTAGCAACACGTGAATGGACTTGTCCTTCATGTGGCGAGGTTCATGACCGAGACTGGAATGCTGCTATTAATATTCTCCATGAAGGCCAACGGCAATGTTATGGAGTCCAGTTATCATCGCACGCAACTGGCGATGTGGGAGTAATCCCAGAGGCCTTACTGAAAATGGCTACTAAAATCGAGAGATCTGCGGATATCCCGCAGTTAGTCATGGGAGTGGGCAAGCCCGACGATCTTCAGTCGTCGGGTAGTTGACTAGACTACTTGAACTCGCAAGAGAAGACGATAAGCAGGATGCTGACTTACATGACGTTGCAGAAATTGTAACAAAACTATCCCAGCACGGTACTGTTACAATGGCTGATTACGACAAAATCGTAGAGTTTATGAAAGAGCAAGGAAAAGAAGACGAATTAGATACGGTTAAACGTTTAGGTGGTATTGGCTAATGCAAACAATTAATATGGGTACAACTCCCAACGATAGAACAGGTGATAGTTTGTACGTAGCATTCAATAAGGTAAATGATAACTTTGTTGAGTTATATGGATTATCTAATAATACGAAACCCGTAAGAGAAGTAACTGATAGTAGTGGTGAACAAACCATTGATATGCTTGTGGATGGTATTGTAAAAATTGCAGCTTATCGTGATACTATTTTATCTTTTACGAATATTGTACCAGGAAGAGAAATTGTGGTTATTATTACTGCCATTGGTGATGTGAATGTATCGTATGGTACTGATGTCATATCAACTGATGGTGCAACTTCGACATTAATCATCGATGGAAATACTGCTATTTTAAAGTATTATTCTACTGGTGTGTCGCAATCTGCTATCTTCTTACAAAGAAACTAACACATGAAAAAACTACTTTTGCTGTTGTTACCAGTTGTTGCGTTGGCTAATCCAATTGATGAGAAGTGTCCACAGTTTGTGTCCAACGGAGCACCAGTAAGTAATAGAGCAAATACAATATATCTTTGTAAGCAAAACTACGCAATCAATTATAGGACTGATACTAAAACTGCGGAATACGTGGTTGAACATCCTACAATTGCATCGATAAAAGGACCTGCTAAAAGACAAGACAACTTCCATCCTGATACTTCATTACCTAAGCAATATCAAAGTACAATGGCTGATTACAATGCCACTGGATATGATAGAGGTCATTTAGCACCTGCTGGTGATAATACGACTAATGCTAGTATAATGAGTGAAAGTTTCGCATTATCTAATATGGTACCACAAAACCCAAGTAATAATCGTATTATATGGAATAACTTAGAAACCAAGATTCGTAACTTAGTATTAACTGGACATGATGTTTATGTTTCTAGTGGTACTTATTATCAACCTGGGTATAAAACCGTTGGTGTTTATAAAGTTGGAGTACCCGATTTCTTATGGAAGGTCGTTTATGATAAAACAAGTAATCGAGTAATTGCATTTTTAATACCCAATATCGCATTAAACGTAAAGGATTTACCTAAGTTTGTTATCCCAGTCACTGAACTTGAAAACTTGATTGGTATTAACTTCTTACCTTTACTACCAAATGCTGCCAATTTAGAATCCATAACCAGTAATTTGAAAGACTGGGTTGGATTTAACTGATCACCGCACCTTAGGATTAGCTTAAAACGCTAAATGGTGAAGGTCTGCCGCTTACCTGAATGCAACGGAGTCGTGCCCCTAGTATTCGAATAGCGGTATTTTTTAATTAAATCAAGCTAAATACATATATGAAACCGCAAACACGATCCATCTTACAAGAGTTGAACGATATTGCAGATGTACGCAATACCGAATCACTAATTGAAAGCAGAGCAATGAATGTAATAACTTCAGCAATCAACTTGCTTGAAAGTATTCATAAACATTACGATGCTGAAACTGCTGGCGAGTTGGAACGTAGACTGGTTAATTCTATTAAGGGTTCAGACCCGTCCAAATTCACGCGCGGAATTCGTAAGATTTCTGAAGCGAGAAAAACCAAGCGAAAATTGGTCTAGTAAGCCAATTCCCTCGAAATCAACCTAAATACTAATGCCGGTTCCTGAGCGGAACCTTATGATAAGGAGAAATAATCATGGCTAGCCAAACAAGAGTAAACGGTCTCGCAGGAGACGTAGGTGTATTAAACGGTGCAACTGGTGCTATCATCGGTGCAAGTACAAAATTCTACAACATCGTTGTAAAAAATGTTGGTGGTACACCAATCAATTTACAACCATTGGATGATGCTCCAAACGAAGCATTTGAAAAAATCATGCGCGTTATGCCAAGTGGTATTTTAGCATTCTACGCACCAGCGGACACATCTGGTGTTATCAGCGTAGTTGTTGATGGTCACGCTGCACCTGTAGCTACTACTGGTGATGCAACTAAACCAGGCTTACAAGAAATCATTCGTGCATTAGGTACAACTGTTGGTGCATCTGATGGTTTATCTGGTGTTGACGTATCTGGTACTACTGTAACTTTAGGTACTGCATTTACTGTAGCTTAATCAATTCGGGAATTCCTCACCTTTGGGGGCCAGGGATGGGTTAAAGAGGGCGGTTTTACCGCCCTTTTTTTCGACCTATAAATAGTAGATGGAAACTTATCAAGTAATAACTACCGTTGATATTACCGTGTACTCATCGGATGAGTATGAAATCTCACAACTATCAAAAAACCAAAGAGCTAACTTCAATAGTCTAACACAAGCTATTGGATTGAGAAGCAACTTAGAATGGGATTCTTTACCCGTAAAATACACTGGAAGTTTACCAGACCCAATCGAAGGCAAGGCAAATCACTGGATTTGGGAGTTCACAACCGAACGAGATCAAGTCTTTTTAAAGGATGACAACCCAGTTGGGCATCTTATTGATGACATCAATGGGGTTCCAATCATAGCAAATTTAACCAATACAGTCGATATTTACCCTGCTGCGTTTTGCACTCTAGGAAGGCAATGTAACGTCTGGTTAGCCAAAATAGGCTAAATACATGTATGAGATTAAATGCATGGAAGGTACTAATCAGTTTGACACTAGGAGCGATAACTGGTATTATCGGAGTCTCTGTTTGGGCATTGGAAACGAATAATTATAACCTAACCAGACTAGGCTTACTTATTCTATTCGCTATTTGCGTAATAGGGTCAGGTTGGATAATACTAACACTTGCAACCGTATTTAAAACAATTGAACATACTCTTCTATCAGTCGATGAAATTAAAGAAGGTTTACTTGAGGCACAGCAACTACTTCGTGAATATGAAGAAGCATCATGCGCCTGTCATGGAGACCTCCTTGATGACGGCGACACAATTGAAGAATTTTTGTCTAACGACAACCGCTAACGTTATTTTAGGAGATAATACGATGGCATCTGCACCACGAACAACACAATTAGAAAGAGAAAGTTTAGAAGCACATGTTGATTTGTGCGCTATCCGGTATGAACAACTCGATACTAGATTAACTAACTTAGAAACCAAGGTTGATACTGTTCATGAGGACATTCTTAATGGTCAGAAAAGTTTAGTTAAAGTTATCGTAGGAACTGCAGGTACCGTTATCACTGGAATTATCTCTATTGTAATTGCGTTATTAACAAAAACTAACTAAGGTTGTTATCATGGCGTCACTATCTAAAAGATTATCGAACGTCATCCATGCAACACATAAGAAATTAATCGAGAATAATCGCATATTACCAGTAGAAGTACCTGAAGGAATTCTAGTCGGAAACGTACTGATAGTATGCGATAATTCGGTTAAACATTTAATTCAAAGCAACGAATTTGTCTACCGAGATATTCACCTAAACAACGCCACTATTGCAATGGCTAATCTACTAGCCACAAATGCACCAAAATTCAAGATAACCGAAATATACGAAGCCGACCGAGAATACTCCCGTTGGTTTATGGATAGTCAACTACTTAAAACTCGATACCACCAAGCAGAATCAGCATTGGAATTTCAAACAGCAGAGATATTTCTAGCAAGATATACCGAAAGTCATGATAAAGCACTAGCGGCTAAGAAAAGAGTTAACCTCCTAATTAGAAATAGCTAAATACGTTATCTATCTTTAGGAACCCAAAAAAATGAAAACAACTGATATCTTTAAAATCAACCGAGCATCTCATCGTCTAAATGAATCGATGGAAAAGACCTTTGGTCGTAAGTTAAACTTAGAAAGTTTTGACTTACCAAAGTTAGAAGATGCCCGTAACAAATTACGTACACAGTTAAGCCAAGAGCGCGGTAATGCTGGCTTCAACGAAAATTTAAACAATGATGCTTATATCCAAGCACAATGGATGCTAGATTCGATCAATTCTGAAATCTTACAGCGAGAAGAAGCAGGTCTTGATATTGTAGAAACTTCAACACAAGGTGGTCAAGTGAGAAAATTAAGAGAAGGTGAAATCCAACAAGCAAGTGCGATTGTAACTGCTAAAACTATGGTTGACCGTGTAGGTCGTTGGATTGAAGAATTGTCCGGTATGGAAAACGATACGTTGTTGACATTAGGTGATTCTATCAGAGACGAAATGAGTCAAGAACAAGCTAAACAGTTTATCTCAACTGTTGCACCTGCTATTCAAACAGCATTGACTTCATTAAAAGATACGCGTGAAGTATTAGCTTCTGGTGTTCGTCAGCTAACAGGTGAAGAACAAAGTGCTGAAATGTTGGGTGGTCGTGTTCCAGGTGAACCTGAACCAGAAATGGGTATGCCAGGCGAAGAGCCAATGGAACCAGTTGAACCAGATATGATGAATCCAGCTGATGAATTCGCAGTAGCTGAACCTGCTGCTGGTGGCTTTGAAGCTGCTGGTCGTGAAAAACGTGAAAGTATTAACTTCCACAATCGCGTTATGAAAGTATTGGCTGGCTAGTTATGAGATTCTCTGATTTAGACGAGAATTTTGTATTATCAGAACTCGGTACATCACCAACAATGATTGGCCAGACAGCGCCTGGCCAATCTGTTGCACCTCAAGGTGGTGTTAAGACTGCTGCTCCTGTTAATCAAGTAAGTCCGCAACAACAAGCGGCTATTATAGTTAAACAGAAGCAAGACCAACGTACCCAATTACAGAATCAATTGAAACAGGCTCGTGATGCAGTTACGGCTGCTCAAAAGCAAGTTACTGATATTCAAAACCAACTGAGTAAACTAGGATGAGATTTTACGAATTTAGTGGGGTTGATACTGGTATTGACCAATTTGCAGCTTTACTATATAACTTGGCTGGTAGAGCAGCTAGTGCTAAAAAACCATTGAAGATGAACTGGCAATCAGTTAGTCAACTAGGTAATAGTATTGGTATGGATTTGGTTAATTATGATACGTTCAAATCAATGTATGATAATGATGCTGCTATCCAATCTATCACCAAAGACTTTGATAGGCAATATCTTGAATTAAAAGTTGCTGGTGTTTCTGACCAAGATGAAACTGATGCCAATGCACCACCTAGTCAAAGTGTAGATGATATTGCTGCTGGTGCTGCTGAAAAGCAAATGGCGCAATCCGAAAAAACTCCACCCGCACCAAAAATGGCTTGACATTCCCGAGTAGTCATGTGATAATCTATACATGACTACTTATACCCCCCCTCGTATTATTGAACGTTATCAATATAAATCATGTGAGCAAATTAACGATCTGGCTACAGGTAAAAGAAAGTACCTAACACCAGATGGTGAATACTTACCTTCAGTAACTACCATTCTTTCGTCTACCAAAGATCAGACACACTTAGACCAATGGCGTGAACGAGTTGGTCATGAAAAAGCCAAGCAAATAACAAAAGATGCCGCTAATCTTGGCACTGCCATGCATAACAACTTAGAGAACTTTGTTTTCGGTAAACCAAGACAACAAGGTAGCAACTTAATTCACCAGAAAGCCAATCAGATGGCTAATGTTATTATTGAACATGGACTATCTAAAGTTTCTGAAATCTGGGCTATTGAGCAAAGTCTTTACTACCCTGGCTTATACTCTGGTACTACCGATGGTATTGGTGTATATGAAGGTAAACCCGTTATTTTTGACTACAAACAAACCAACAAACCCAAGAAAGAGGAATGGGTTCAAGATTACTATCTACAGTTAGTTTCTTATGCGATGGCACACAATGAAGTCTATGGCACTGATATCAAAGAAGGTGTTATCTTCATGTGTTCACAAGCATTCGAGTTCCAAAAGTTTCAATTAACTAGGGATAAGTTCCAGCATTATCAGAATATTTGGATGGATAGAATCGAGCAACATTACCTAAATTTTGCCTAAAATCGCATAAATACTAGATATTAGGAGAAACTCGTGTCGGTAATTCAAATTAGTCGAATACAACAACGTCGTGGTAAAAAGAATTCAACCAGTGGAGTTCCACAATTGAGTTCTGCTGAACTTGCGTGGGCGGTTGATACCCAAGAACTTTACATCGGAAACGGTAGTGTTGCTGAAGGCGCACCATACGTCGGTAATACACGAATCCTTACCGAACATGAAAACATATTACTATACGCAGCTGGCTATCAATTTGCACACGATGACAACTCCATCGACGGCAGTGTTCCACGCGATATACAAAGTAAATTAGATGAGTATGTTTCTGTACTAGATTTCGGTGCAGTCGGAGATAATCTTACTGATAATACCTCAGCTTTTCAATTGGCATTAAACCAATTATTTCGGAATGCAGATCAAACTAAACGTAAAGTTTTGGTGATACCCAACGGTACATATAAGTTTTTAAATGACTTGTATATCCCTAGTAATGCTAACATCCGAGGTGAAACTACAAACGCAATTTTAAATATAGTCGATTCAACTGTCAGTTTGGTAACGTATAATGGCACAACTGCTGGTTCATTTGATAGCACTGACCGACCAATTAATATTGAAATCGCTAATTTGACTATCAAACGCGCATTAGGCCAGTTAGACTTGACTGGTGCTAAGTCAACTAAATTAGAGAATGTTAAATTCATTGGCGATTCTGTATTTGATACGGATTATTCAGATTCAACCGTTCCAATGGCTGCCGTTATATGGCAAAATGACTTCGTTGGAACATCAACCACTGATTTGACTTTTGACAAATGTTCGTTTGATTATATCACAGCCGCTGTGAAATGTACGCAACTGGGTGAGTTTAGAACAGAAGTTACGTTTGATAATTGCGCATTTACATATAACTATAATAGTATTGAAATCGATGGGTATCCAAAACAAGAAAATGCTTGGTTAATTAGTAATTGTAAGTTCGATAAAATCTACAACCATGCTTTCTATTCTGCATACGGTTCAGGAACCGTTATTCAGAACTCATTGTTTAAAGTTTGTGGTAATGGTGAAAATACCGCAGCGTATCCCTTGGTTCCAGTTATTTACTTTGGTGAAAAGATAAACAATATTGTCATTGGATGCAGATGTGATAGACAACAAGCCATAAGTAAGACGGTTTCATCTACTACATTGGCTATACCAGCCGTTGTTAATGCAAATATTGCAGAATTTGTTGATTATAATAGTCATGATATTGTTACTACAAATAGTAATGTATTAACTGTATTTTCAACCAAGAATCGTTATGTTAAGATCAATTACACATTGACGTTAGGTAACGCATACCCAACTTATAGTAGAACTGGTGTGTTAACCTTGTCAATCGATGATTCATTAAGATACCAAACTGACGATTCTACCCTATCAATGGATAGTAATCGAATTTCGATCAGTGACCAATACGAATACGCATTGGCTTCTGGTTTAAGTACCGGTGCAGATGCTATATTATCATTTGAATTTAACGCGGTTCTAAAACACAATAATACTGCAAACACAGGTGTTGATTACGATACTGTAGTTTTATTATACAAAAACCCACCAGATACTAGCAATGCTGGTACTATTACATATTCCGTATCTTACGGCGTTTAAAACAATAACAAAATCTTCAAAAACTAACTGGGGTGCAATTAGCACCCTTTTCTTTCAACCAGTTGCATGATTGTGATTTTAATGCTAGAATCCCAAAATCTAGTGAAAATCTAGCCTAAATATCATACAATCAATAAGAGGCACGCATGGCAATCAGAATATTAACTGAAAAATCGACATACACTGTCGATTATCCAACTGCAATTGAGTTTGCAGAACAACAAGCCGAAGTCTTTTGGCTACCAGGTGAAATCGAGGTCGAAAAAGACCTACATGATATGAAAACAAACTTCACCGAATCAGAATATCATGGAGTTATTTCAACTCTAAAATTGTTTACAATATATGAACTATCTGTGGGTAATGATTACTGGCAAAACTATGTTGCTAAAGTATTCCCAAGACCAGATATCCAAAGAATGGCTGCCACCTTCTCATTTATGGAATTAGGAGTCCATGCTCCATTCTATAACAAAATTAATGAAGTACTTGGTTTAGATACCGATGAGTTTTACAGTGATTACATGAATGATGAAGTTCTTAAAAATCGCATGGCTTGGATTGGTAAACGTACCGAAAAACGCGATACCGTTTACAATATCTTAAAGTCAGTTGGTATTTTCTCTATGATTGAAGGTGCAATTCTTTACAGTTCATTTGCTTTCTTGAAGCATTTCAATAGTGTAGGAAAGTCAAAACTCGTAAACATCAATGCAGGGATCAATTTCTCAGCTATTGACGAAACCTTACATAGCCAAGCTGGTGCTTGGTTATTCAGAACGTTACTCGCAGAAGCTATTGCAGACAAAGCACTAACAGATGATGAATTAACAAAACTAAAAGATGATTTAGTCGAAACTGCAAACTTGATTCTTGAACACGAAACTGTTATTATCAATAAGATATTCGAAAAAGGACCAATCCGTGGTATTACGGATAAGCAGTTGATTCATTTTGTTGAATCAAGATTGGATACTTGTTTGAAAAACTTGGGTTACAAAGCTATCTTTAAACCCACGTACAACCCTATCGAAGAATGGTTCATGAAAGATTTGAATTCGAGTGTTCTACACGATTTCTTTTCAAGTACTGGATCGGATTATACACGCGCTTGGATTGAAGGACGATTCACATGGTAAAAAAAGAACAATCAATTTATTCAGAATTAGGCGAAGAACGTAAACGCCTACAAGAAGAAGGTAAACTACCTGAATGGGTAACAACACCAGCATGGCAAATGCTAAAAGAAAATTACCTATCTGAGAAGTACCCTGATTTATACTCGGTTTATCATCGAGTAGCCGATCATGCTGCGAAGTATACGAATAATCAAGAAGAATGGAGTGCCAAGTTCTTTGAATTGCTTTGGAATGGTTGGTTAGCTGCTTCAACGCCAGTTCTATCTAATATGGGTACTGGTATTGGTTGTGCAGTATCTTGTTCTGGTGGATATATCAATGATAGTGTATATGACTTTTATGATGCACAAAAAGAAGCAGCAGTTCTGTCTAAAAATGGATTTGGTACTTCTGGTTACTTAGGTGCTATCAGACCACGCGGTTCTAAAATCGCAGGTATGAAAGGTGCTGCATCGGGTGTATTGCCAGTATTCAAAGACTTTGTACAGTTATCACGTGATATTAGCCAAGGTAGCCAACGAAGAGGTGCTTGGGCTGGTTATATCGAAATCGATCACGGTGATTTTCATGAATTGGTTAATTACATTGGTAAAAACCCAGATGATGCTAATATTGGTTGGAATGTAACTGATGAATTCATTGCTAGATTAGATGCTGGTGACCCAGATGCAATTGAACGTTACCAGAAAGCACTTAAGTTGAAAATGATTACAGGTAAAGGTTACTTCTTCTTCGTGGATAAAGTAAATCGCCAAGCACCGAAAATGTTTAAAGACAAAGGATTGGAAATTAAAGCATCTAATCTTTGCTTAACTGGTGATACCTTAATCAAAATCAAGATTGCTAATGCTATTAACAGTATTAAGTTAGAAGACTTTGTTCAATACTTCACACCTAATTCTACAGTACAAGTACAAACTTACTTAGATGGTAATGTCCATTGGTCATCAGTCAGTGCTGCTGCTCAAACTGCGGTTGTTACGGAATTGTATGAAATTGTAACTTCGAATAGTACTATTAGATGTACTGGTAATCATAAAATCTTTACGGTTAACCGTGATTATGTAGAAGCTAAGGACTTGAATGAAACCGATTATCTTTTAGCGAGTACCGGTGAAGTTTCTAGTATTACGGTTAATGGTATTGAAGTTGAAGAAACTCCAGTATATGACATCACGGTACCAGAAACAGAATGCTTCTTTGCCAATGATCTTTTAGTGCATAACTGCTCAGAAATCGCATTATTTTCAGATGAAGACCATACATTCTCATGTGTATTATCTTCAATGAATGCGTCAATGTACGATGAATGGAAAGATACCGATGCGGTCTTCAACGCAACTGTTTTCTTAGATTGCGTTAACCAAGATTTGATTGAAATTGGTAAAACAAAACGTGGCATGGAAAAGGTTGTTCGATTTGCTGAGAAAAGTCGTGCGTTGGGATTGGGTATGCTCGGGTTCCATACTTATCTACAAGATAACATGATCGCATTTGATTCGATGGAAGCCTATTACAAGAATACTGAAATCTTCAAGCATCTACATGATGAATCTAAAAGAGCATCTGAGTGGATGGCTACAGCATTTGGCGAACCTGAATGGTGTGAAGGTTATGGTGTTAGAAACGTAACGCGAATCGCTATAGCTCCCAATATGTGTGTAACAGCTGATACTAAGATTGTACTAGGTGATCAATCAGTTGTTGATTATGCTACCTTAATTGGTAAAATGGGTCTTGATTATGATTCTATGCGAGCAACAAATGATAAACAATGGCATGCTGCTGTTACTCCAGTAGTAGTTGCAACCCCTGAAGGTACTAAAACTGTTGATAAAATCTGGTATAACGGTATTGAAACTGTTTACATGGTAACTTTCACTAAAGGCGATGAATATTATTCAATTACCTGTACGGAAAAACATAAGTTTAGACGTATCGATGGTGAATGGATTGAAGCACATGATTTAGTTAAGGGCGAGCAGTTTGACAATGGTTGGACTTTTGAAGTTATTGAAGAAATGCCGTTACAAGAAGCGACGTTTGACATCGAAGTTCCAGACGAGCACTGTTATCTTTTAGAATCAGGTATTGTTAGTCATAACTCGTCTTCGTTAATTTGTGGTTCTGTATCACAAGGTATTGAGCCAATCTACAAAAACGCATACGTGCAAAACACGGCTGCTGGTAAGATTGATCGAGTTAACCCAACTTTGCTGCGATTAATGAAGGAAAAAGGTGTTTATTCTGATAAGATTGTTAAAGATATTATTGACAATCACGGTTCAGTACAACACGTTGACTGGCTAACAGATGATGAAAAGGCTGTATTTAAAACAGCATTTGAAATTCCACAAACCCAGATCATTCGATTAGCTTCTGCTAGACAACGATTTATTGACCAAGCACAAAGTATTAACTTATTCTTTAGTGCTGAAGAAGATGAAGAATATATTAGTGAAGTTCATAAAATGGCATTCAAAGATCCGTATGTTAAATCACTGTATTACATCAGATCTGAGAATGGTGTTGATGTAAACAAATCAGCATGCGTTGCATGTGAAGGCTAAATCACAGGGGTGGTAGCAATACCACCCTTTACTTTTTGAGGAGATAAAAATGACACCTGAAAACTTCTGCTATTGGCTACAAGGCAAAGCCGAATTACATCCAAATCCACCAACCAAGGAACAGTGGCAGGCCATTCGAGAACATCTGGATTTAGTAATGACCAAAGTTACGCCACCTGTACAATACGATAACGTCTTCCCAAGTTTTTTCGAAGATGATTATATCGATTTTAACAACATCAATCCATTAACCTTAACCTGTTAGGAAAAACTATGAGTTCAGAATCAAAAACAAACGTAACAACTGAAGTAACCGATACCAGCGTTAGTGCATCAGCGAGTGCTGAAGCAAGTGCAGAAACATCCACTGAAACTACGGTAGGTGGAGTATCTATGGGTGCCGAGGCGTCAGCAGACGCCGAGGCCAGTGCTCAAGCCGGTGCAAGTGTCGGTTTTAATGGTACCGATATTGTAGCAGAAGCCGGTGCAGGAGTTGAAGCACATGCTGACGCACATGCGGATGCATCAATCGGTGATACTAGCACCGTAAAAGCCACAGTATCAGCCGATGCAAATGCTGAAGCACACGCAGGCGTTGAAGCAGAAGCATCGATAGGTGCACATGGTATTCAAGGTAATGCAGGTGCTTCTGCTGGTGCTAGTACCGGCGTTGGTATTGGTGCCGAAATCAGTAGTAACGGAGTAACCGCTGGTGCTACCGCTGGAGTTAGTATCGGTGCTCAAGTTGGTGCTAATATTGGTGGTGGAGTTTCACTCGATGGCAATACTGTTACCATTGATGCTGCTGGTAAAATTGCATTACTTGCAGGCGTTGACATTGATACCCATATTTCGGTTGATACCACTCCAGTAGTTAACGTGGCAACCACAGTTGCAGCACCAGTGGTTGATGCTGGTAAAACAGTAGGAAATGCAGTTGTGAACACCGCAACTGATGTTGGTAATACAGTGGTTAATGTGGGAAATGACATCGGTCACGCGGCAAGTAATACTTTCAAGAAAATTGGCAAGTGGTTTTAGTTGACAACGAGCCAATTAAGTAGTACAATCTTATTTTAACTTCAATTCAAGGATTAACATGGGACTTTTAATTAACAAAGGTTTAACAAACGGCGAAGTAGTTACTTTAAAACTTACCAGTGGTGAGGAACTTATCGGTAAGCTAGTTGAAGAAGCTGACACTTCATTTAAAATATCAAGACCAATGGTATTAACAATGGATCCAGCCGGTAATATTGGTACGTCACCTTACTTGTTCACTATCGATCCAAATTCAGATGTTTCTATCTATAAATGTGCAGTTGCTGCTTCGATTGGTACCGATAAACAAATTGCAGATGCGTATTTGACTAAAACATCTGGTATTGCGTTGGCTTAATTATGAAAAGTATCTCACTAGTTACATTAGTTGACATCGCAATGAGCATCGATGAGGAAGATCCAATCGACTTTGGTATTCTTGGTCAAACCAAAGAGTCAGCTTTTGCTATGGTTGGTTCATCAGTGCTTGAATCT